GAGTTTAGAGATGCGGGCACCTTCCCGGACTTTATGGCCGCTCGTTTAGGGTCCATGGACCGTCGGGACGACGCGGTAGCCCGTAAGCTTCTGGGCCGGAACGCGTCCCCACAAGTTTTGGATCAAGCTAGTCGCATTCTTAATTCTTCGAGCGATCCGATAAGGACCTTTGCAGACGGGGGTTCTGTTCGATCTCAGCGGTTGCCCCCTCGCAGGCCGCCCCTTTTAGGTGGTGTTCAAGAAGTTTCGCCGAGCCCCGATTTAGTTCGTATGGCGGATAATGAGTTTGTTCATACGGTTGACCCTTACATTACAAACCCCATTGCACGTATGGAGCTTTTGCGTCGCACGGCCAATCCGGGAGCTTACGAGGGTGAAGAATTTTCCCCGAACAACGAGCCGACTAGTATTTCGGACTTTTTAAACGTACGTCCGGTCATAAAAGACGGAAACGACGTGCGCCAAAATTACTATTTGGGTGGGTTGCGTAACCGCGGCTTAAGCCTAGCCGAACTTCAGGCTCGGTTGGCACCCGGTGTCCGCGGAGCGAACTTTCCAACACCCAAATCGTTGACCGGGTCTGAAACCGGAATACTTCTTAATCAGACCGCTCCCCCTTTCGTAGAAAAATACCACAGAGACCCGGATACGGGACAAATATCTTCAGAAGTTAAAACCGTTTCTCAAGCGGAAACGCTGCAACACGAACTAATTCATGCTGGATTAACACACCTTAGAACGACTGCGTACGATCCCAACTCTCCTCCTTATGTAAGCGTAAAAGGTAAAGATTCGGCCTTGGGCAGGATTTTGCAACCAAATCCAGATAAGAGGCCCAGCGTTTCTAACGATCACTTGGCGTACATAAATATTTTAGACGTAGCCTCCGCAATTAAATCGGGTAGTTTAGACCCGACGGACGAAGAACAGCTAGATACTTGGGGCTTCCTAAACGGAAACAGTGTTTCCGCCATGCAGGCCGGGATTGAATTAGCTAGGGATCGCTCGTCGGAAGAAGACAAGGGCTTGAGGATACCCGAAAAGTATCAAGTAAAGGAGATCAGTTTAGAGGCGGCTAAGGAGTTAAAAAAAGCGGAAGAAGAGCTTATGGAACAGATTAAACCTGTCTTAAAAAGAGACGGTTTTTCCCAAGCTCATATTGAGGCCGCTTTTGGTCCGGAAGAAGAAACCTATTTCCTCCGGTTATTACGGTCCGCCTCGGACTTGTTTTCTATAGAGACCTTTGCAGACGGGGGTTCTGTTCGATCTCAGCGGTTGCCCCCGGACAGGCCGCCCCGTTTAGGTGGTATCTCACGCGTTCCGCGTCGAGATTTAATTCGTCTAGCGGACGACGAGTTTGCTCACACTGTGGCTCCGCACATCGAAGGTAGTCCTTTAGCTTCTGCGGAACTTATGATGCGTCAGACAAGACCGGGATTAGGCGGCTCAGGAACTGAAATCCCTTTATTGTCGGATGATCTTGACGTTCGTCCCGTAACATTACGTCGTCTTTCGGGTACCACCCTTCTCGATCAAGCATACCGAGGTCGCCTTCGCCATCTCGATTCGGGAAAGCCTCTTTATGATAGTTCAGTTTTTGAAGGGCGCTTTCCGATACCTGTACATGAAGGCTTGCAAGGTTTGATGTACGGGGGAGACAGGTTTAATCCAGAAACTGTGGACCCCAGAGTTAAAGGGGTATTGGTCAACAACATTACAGACCGATACGGAAGAACCCAGGCTGAAGCGTCTGGAGATACTTTAGAGGGTCTCAGTGACGCCGCACGAGCAAACAATGAACGCGTGGCTAGAGTGTCTCGACATGAACTGGAACATGCTTTTTTAACTCGCGCTCGCAGCAGTTTATCTGATTATATCGAAACAACGGGGACAGATTCGGCGCTAGGAACTCTTTTGACTACAAATGTGCTAGGAGAAAGAGGCCGCGGCGGAAAAAACGAACACCGGTTTTTGATAAATATATATGACGCATCAAGTCTTGTAGACGATGGTAGGATGGACCCTCGTAACCAAAAACAATTGGACCTGTACTCAAAGATGCTCGATTTAAGTAGTGGGGAAATGAAGGCTGCCGTGGCTTTGTCGGAAACCGGGAATGTCGCGGATTTGCCTGAAAAATATAAAGACCGTGAATATCAACCTCTTGTTGACCTTGTGCGTCGAGCGGAAGAAGAAGCCGCAACTCAGATAAGGTCTGCGTTAAATTCGGAGGGTTATACCAAAGCTCAAATTGATAGTGCCCTTGGAGTACAAGATTTTGAGCGCAGGCCAAAAACAAATTTTGTTGGTATGGACTCTACGGGTAATAATGATGACACGAAAAATGTTCTTCGTGCGGAACCGCATTTTGTTGGTATGGACTCTACGGGTAATGATGATGACACGAAAAACCCTGTGAGCCGGTTCCGGCGCTTTAGGGATACATTTCGGTCGATCTTAGGAGGAAGAAACTAATGGCTGAAGAGCGTAACGGCTTTCAAAGCAGCTTAATGGAAACCAGTGTTCCTTCTGAGTTGGACCCAGACGTCCTAGCGGCCGAAATCGAATTGGAGCTTCCGGGGACTTTGGAAAACGCTTCGTATGAATTAGAGGACGAAGACGAAGGCCCCGTTGAGGTTGTGGCTTTAGAAGACGGCAGCGTCGAGGTGGACTTTGATCCGTCGGACGAGCGGGGCGAATCCGATGATTTCTACGCCAACTTGGCAGAAGAAATCCCGGAGCGTGAACTAGGTCGTATTTCCAGCGAGCTTTCTGGGGATTTTGATTCTAATAAGGCGAGCAGGCAGGAATGGGAGGAAGCTTATGCGGATGGTTTGGACCTTCTGGGTTTCACTTACAACGAGCGTACGCAACCGTTTAGAGGTGCTTCGGGCGTCACTCATCCGCTTTTGGCGGAAGCTGCGACGCAATTTCAAGCTCAAGCGTTTAACGAATTGTTGCCTTCTTCGGGCCCTGTCCGAACTGTGGTCATGGGTAACGAAACTCGTGAGAAAGTTGCGCAAGCTAGGCGCGTAAAGACTTTCATGAACTATTACATCACGAGTGTGATGGAAGAATATACGCCTGATATGGATCAAATGTTGTTCTACCTGCCTTTGGCGGGTTCAACATTTAAAAAGACGTATTATGACGAAACGTTAGGTCGCGCGGTTTCCAAATTTGTCCCGTCTGAGGACCTTGTCGTTCCTTACGAGACGTCTGATTTGGATACATGTCCTAACATTACGCAGGTTGTTCGAATGTCTTTGAACGATTTGCGTAAAAACCAAGTTGCGGGTTTCTATCGTGACGTTGAAGTAAGTCCTGCACAGCAAAACACTTCAGGCGTGGGTCAAGAAATTGATAGAATTGAGGGTTTTGAGCCTAATCAAGTAGATTACGACTGCACACTTTTGGAGTGTCATGTCGATTTAGACTTGGAAGGTTACGAAGACCTTGACGAAGACGGCGAACCCACTGGAATTAAAGTTCCGTACATCGTAACGTTGTCTCAGGATAACGGCGAGGTGCTGTCTGTTCGACGGAACTACCAAGAAGATGACACTTTAAAGCGTAAAATACAGTATTTCACGCATTATAAGTTCCTTCCGGGCTTCGGCTTTTACGGACTGGGCCTAATTCACACGATTGGTGGTTTGTCAAGAACGGCAACGTCGGCGCTTCGTCAGTTAATTGATGCTGGAACCCTTTCCAACCTCCCTGCGGGCTTTAAAGCGCGTGGTTTGCGCATCCGGGACGATGACGACCCGCTTCAGCCCGGAGAGTTCCGGGACGTGGATGCTCCGGGGGGCGCGATCCGGGATAGTTTGATGCCGCTCCCGTTTAAGGGTCCGGATCAGACGTTATTCAATCTTTTAGGTTTTGTGGTTCAAGCTGGTCAGCGGTTTGCTACGATAACCGATTTAAAGGTTGGGGACGGCAACGATCAAGCTGCGGTAGGTACTACCATGGCGATGCTAGAGCAGGGCTCTAGGGTCATGAGCGCCGTTCACAAGCGCCTTCACTATGCTATGCGCCAAGAGTTTAAGATTTTGGCTCGTGTAATGTCGGAAAGTCTACCGCAAGAATATCCTTACGCCGTGGCGGGCGACGACCAATCGGTTATGGCTCAAGACTTTGATGATCGTGTAGACGTCATTCCGGTAAGCAACCCAAATGTGTTTAGTCAGGCTCAAAGAATTGTCTTAGCTCAGACAAAGATGCAATTGGCGTCACAGGCCCCGGAAATTCACAACATGCACGAAGTATACCGTGACATGTATGAGGCTTTAGGCGTATCGGACGTAGATCGTTTAATGAAAGCTATTCCGGCGGAAGTTCCCGAACCGTTGGACCCGGCTCAAGAAAACATCAACGCTTTAGATATGTTGCCATTGAAAGCTTTTGAGGGTCAGAACCACCAAGCTCACATCACCTCGCATTTAATTTTTGCGAGCAGTGCCTTGGTTGGTCAAGCACCCCCGATAGCTATGAGCCTACAGAAACATATTATGGAGCATGTGCGGATTGCAGCGAGCGAGAGGTCTGTGTCTCAGTACATGCAGCAAGTTCAACAGCGCGGTGGTCGGGTTGCAAACGAAGACGAGATGCTACAGATAGAGCAGCAAACGGCTCAATTTATTGCAGAAGGTTTGCAGCAAGTAAAAGAACTTTCTGGTCAGCTTTCCGGGGCTGGTGCTCCGGACCCTGTGGTTCAGCTTAAGGAGAAAGAGCTGGAACTTCGGGCGCAGTCCGATCAGGTGGATGCGCAAATTGACCAAGGAAAGTTACAATTAGATCAGCAGACCGCCGAAATGCGGGCACAACAGTTCCAAGAGCGGATTGCAGCGCAAGAGCGTCAAACGCAGGCCCGCATTGATGCGGCAATGGAACGAGAAATTTTGAAACAACAACCCGATGGCGGAGGTATGCCACAATGAAAAAACGCACAGTTCGAGTAAACGGGTCGGCCCCTAAAGACCCTCCTAAAGCGGTACCGTATGCCGACATTAAAGGTCAAGGCCGCATTCCTTACGGAAAGACCGCAGAGGCTCCTATGTTGGGCGATACGCGTAAGGTTATGACTGTCCGTGGTGCAGGTGCTGCCATAAAAGGCAAGAGCTACATTAGTTGTTAGCTCGCACTAGGTTTTTGGAGAAGGCCGATGGGTGAATTAGATTTACGTCTAATACTCACGCTGGCGGGTATGGGCGTTTCGGTGGTCAGCGCTGCGGTCATCGTGAAAACGAAATTGGCGGCAGTCATTGACACGCTATCCGACATCGAACACCGGCTGCGGAAATTGGATTCAACGGTTGATCGGCAGCAGGCTCATATGGAAGTGGCGAATCAGAAGCTGGGCGTTTTGTCCGGTATGCTGGCACCTGACAAAATGGAGAGCCGAGCGCGCGAGGTTGCCACCATGCAGGCGGAAATTTCTAGTCTTCATAGCTCGGTCTCGAAACTTGCTGCGATGCACAATGGCAGGCACCCTGTCATCAATGACGAGAAATAGGAGATTGAAATGCTGTCAGCACTAATCGGTCCAATTACCGGATTGTTGGACAAAGTAATTCCTGACGCCGACACTAAAGCCAAAATCGCGCATCAACTGGCTACGATGTCACAACGACATGCCCAGGAGGTAACTCTCCAGCAAATTGAGGTGCTTAAGGCAGATGCAAAGGGCAACTGGTTTCAATCGTCTTGGCGACCGTTGGCTGGCTATGTGGCGGTTCTGGGCATGGCGGTGAATTTTTTGGTCAGCCCCATTGCTGCGGGGTTTGGAGTGTCGATTCCACAGGCCGATATGTCCGTGATGATGCCACTTCTGCTAGGCATGCTCGGAATTGGGGGAATGAGGAGCTTCGACAAGGTCAAGAAAACTGACAGTAAGGTTATTAGCTAATGGTTGCCAGAGCATCAATTGGTTCTTTGGCCCGTCCGCCGAAGATCAAACACGTCACCAGCATTGGTCAAAGTTTCCGTTCTTTCCCTAAGAACAAACACAAAAGAAAAAATTGGAAAAAATATAGAGGGCAGGGTCGATGAGCAGTCACAATTGGGTACTTTCTGCGCGTTCTAGGGAACGTTTGTTGGGGGTTAAGCCGGAACTTTCGGACACGGTAAAGCGCGCTTTGGAACTAAGCCCCATTGATTTTGGTGTTACCGAGGGCAAACGGTCCATCGAGCGCCAGAAAGAGCTCGTGGCGCGAGGCTTAAGTCAGACCATGAACTCTAAGCACTTGTCGGGTAATGCTGTAGACCTCGTGGCTTATCTATCGGGACGAGTTTGTTGGGAGATGTCGGCGTACGATGAGCTTGCGGACGCCATGAAACAGGCCGCTAAGGAGACGGGGGTTGCTATTCGTTGGGGCGGTGCGTGGCAGGTTCGGGATATACGTCTGCACGAAGGTACTATGGAAGATGCTATGAACGCTTACATTGACCTGCGAAGGTCAGAAGGTCGTAGGCCCTTCCTTGATGGCCCCCATTTCGAAAACAGTTAAAGGTATTAACGAGGATATAACCCATAAAAACACATTTCCTCCTAGCAAGTCTTATAAAGTTGTGTTAAATATGGTTTAGTATACCTCAAGTAAAGGAGTTATCCCATAGATATATCTGTAACAGAATCGGTGCTTCGTATTTTAAAAGACCGGCGAGAAGGCTGCATTTCTTACATGTCGGCCGGTAATTTAAAATCTATGGAGCACTATCGTGAGCTTATGGGCAACCTAGATTGCCTTACTCATGTGGAACAGGAACTCAAGGGCCTGCTAGAAAAACAGGAGCGATACGATGACTAAAATAGATTTAACCAAAATAGCAAAAAGGCTTTCCGAACCGGAAGTCCCCAAAAAAGCCAGTTTGGCGGACGTTTATGTGGAAAGCCCTCGTCTTGACCCCGACAAAATAGGCGAAAACCTGCTGGACAGAATGCCTAATCCCACGGGGTGGCGCATTTTAATTCTTCCGTACCAAGGAACGTCTAAAACGGCGGGCGGTGTTTTCCTTCCGGGCTCTGTTCAGGAAAAAAGCCAAATATCCACGCAGGCGGGATACGTCCTAAAGCTGGGTCCTTTGGCTTACAAAGACTCAGAAAAATTCCCAGACGGGCCGTGGTGCCAAGAAGCAA